GGTAAGTTCTACATTGGGAAAACTGAAAGGGGGTTGAAGTATCGTTGGAGACAACACAAAACCTCCTCTAAATCTCCGAGAGATTATTTTCATTACTCAATGAGACATCATGGGGTTGAGAATTTCTCAATCATTCTCCTCAAAGAGGTTGGTGAAGATGAGTGCATCAATGAGTTGGAGAAACACTACATCAGGTGGTTGAAACCTCAATACAATCTCAAAGAAGGTGGAGAGGGCGGAAGACACCATCCTGATGCCATTGAGAGAATGAGGAAACCTAAAACACAGGAACACAAAGATAATATCTCCAAATCAAGAATGGGGGTCAAACCTCACATTACACCAGAGAGAAACCAGAAGATTTCTAAAAAACTCAAAGGGAGACCATCTCCAACAAAGGGAACAAAGTGGTGGAACAATGGTGTTGAAAGTGTATGTTGTAAAGAACAACCAGAAGGATTTGTAAGAGGGAGATTACCGAAACACAAGAGAGGTCTAACACCAGGATTGGAACTCGGAACCAAACTCAATCTTACAGAGGAAGAAAGAAAGAGAAGGAGTAATCACCTTAAACAAGTCCGAAGAAAGGGGTTATAATATTGATACCCTTGACATAATAAGAATTCTAAACAGACACTTGAAATCTCATGTGTTTTGTGTAAATAATAGTATGTGAATGGAGGTTACCATGAAAAACCTTGTTTCTTATAATGAACTTTCAACCTGGGAATGGGAAAACCAATCAACTACGGAGGATAAGTACGACCAAGTTTCTGATTATTTTCAGTGCATCTCAGAATGTGACATTATTGACCATGACGCCAAAAGATTTTGTAGACACATTCTGACCACTAACTGACCTAGGAGGAATAGACCACTGAAGACCCCTCTGAGTGTTTCTACTTAGGGGGGTCTAGTTATGCCAATTAAATAAGTGGTAGTGCTCATTCCACAAACCACCTGATGGCGTGTAAGATAAGGACAAAAGAAAGACCCACCATGCCTGTCAACTACGAAATCAAGTCACAACTGGCTCGACTTCTTGCCACTGAGAATTTAGTTGTTGAAAATAAAAAAGTTCCAACTGCTTGTTTTGATGTTGAGACCAGAGTTTTGACACTTCCACTTTGGGACAAAGCATCAAGTGAAGTTTATGACATGTTGGTTGCCCATGAAGTGGGTCATGCACTCTTCACTCCTAATGAATGGGACTGGGAGGACAGGGTTCCTCGTCAGTTTGTCAACGTGACTGAGGATGCACGTATTGAGAAACTGATGAAACGTAAGTATGGTGGAATCAGTAAGTCATTTTATCGTGGTTATAAAGAACTGAGTGAAGACGACTTCTTTGAGTTGAGTGATCGTGATCTCTCAAAGATGAATCTTGCTGACCGTGTCAATCTTCAGTTCAAGATTGGACACTTTGTTGATATTCCTTTTACTGATGATGAGAAAGAAATTATTGAAATGATTTCTGAATGTGAGACTTTCTCTGATTCAGTTCTTGCTGCTGAGATTCTTCATCAAAAATGTAAAGATCAGGTTGACTTTGATAGTAACAAAGACCCTGATACATCAGAACAAGATAATTCACAAACTTCTGGTGACGAACAACAGAATCAAAATAATAATTCAGAAGAGACAGAAGAGAATGGTGAAACTAATGACATTGAAACAAAGTCTGAAGGTGAGAGTCAAACCTCTAATTCATCCATCAATGATGATCTCAATGTTGAGACTGATGATCTCTTCAATCAAGGTGCACAGAGTCTGACTTCTGAAACTGCTTCTGGTATTTCTGGTTATTATGAGATTCCTAAGATCAATCTTGACAATGTGATTATCTCGAGCACTGAAATTCATTCACTTATCAATGATTGGTGGAAAGTAACATCAGATGAACATCAACTTAATTCGTTTTCATTTGTTGATAAGGAGTATCATGACTACAAGAAGTCAGCACAAAAAGAAGTCAATTACTTGGTAAAGGAGTTTGAGAGTAAGAAAGCTGCTGATGCTTATTTTCGTTCCTCTGTTTCTAAAACTGGACTTCTTGATTGTTCTAAACTTCACACCTACAAGTACAATGAAGATCTTTTCAAGAAAGTAAATGTTATTCCTGATGGAAAGAATCATGGTCTAATCTTTATTCTTGATTGGTCTGGGTCAATGGGTGACATTATGGAAGACACAATCAAACAACTTTTTAACATTGTTTGGTTCTGTTCTAAGGTCAACATTCCATTTGAAGTTTATGCATTCTCAAACAACTTCAGACACTCTATTGAGGGTAATTTGAATGTTTCTGAAAGAATTGAAAATGAATTTGTTATTCAAGACGCATTTGTTCTTATGAACATTTTGACTCATAAAGTCAATAAGAAAAATCTTGATGAGCAAATGAAAACGATTTGGAGACTTTCCTATTACTTCAAAAAATTGTGTGGCTATTCAATTCCTTCTCAACTCAATCTTTCTGGAACTCCATTAAATGAAAGTCTAGTTGTTCTTCACAGTTTAATTCCTCAATTCAAATCACAAAACAAACTTCAAAAAGTTCAGTGTGTGATTCTAACTGATGGTGAAGCTCATCCTCTCAAGGCCAATGTGAAGAGAACTTATGGTGATAAAGATTTTATGGGTTGTTTTTATGTGATGACTCACAATTCCTATCTTCGTAATCGTAACACTGGGTTTACTTATAATCTGGGTGAACAATATTGGTCATTTACTCAAACTCTTCTTCTTGATTTAAAACAAACATTTCCAGACGTAAACTTCATTGGATTTAGAATTGCAAACTCTCGTGATTTTGGTTCCATTATTCGTCGTTATGATGGAATGATTTCTGAAGATGATTACAAGAAGTCACGTAAGAATAAGAGTTATGTCATCAAAGGTAACTCTGGTTATCAATCTTACTTTGTTATTATGGATAACACACTCAATCAAAATGTTGAATTTGATGTTGATGACGATGCATCAAAAGCAAAAATCAAATCTGCCTTCACAAAATCTTTACGATCTAAAGCACTAAATAAAAAAGTGTTAAGTGAGTTTATGGATTTGGTGTGCTAAACCAGTTTCATAACTGGCATAACCCTACTGGTGAACAGCCAGTGGGGTCTTATAATAAGGATAACAAAACAACGCTGTCCATGGCTCTGTCTACTGAAACTCTAGTCTCTTCACTTCAAGACCTTTATGGTGATGTTGTGACCTCTGGTGACCTTCGTGCATGGTGTACAATGAATGATGTCAGTTATCCAACTGCATCTAAAAAACTGAATGATTATAAAACTGGTCGTGGTAAGTGGAACCTTACCACACAAGAAAAACTAGAGAAAGAATATCAGGCACCATCTGCAATGCCTGCAGTTGAACAAAATCTTATTCCAGAAAAAGATGATACCTTCGTCCCTTTTGGTAACTTCAATGATATCAAAAAGATTATTAAGTCCAATCTTTTTTACCCTACATTCATTACAGGACTTTCAGGTAATGGTAAAACGGTTTGTGTTGAACAGGTTTGTGCTCAACTTAAGAGAGAACTGATCCGTGTCAACATTACCATCGAGACTGATGAGGATGATCTTATTGGTGGGTTTCGTCTTGTTAATGGCGAAACTGTCTGGCATAATGGACCCGTTATCGAGGCTCTGGAACGCGGAGCTGTGTTGCTTCTAGATGAGGTTGACCTGGCATCCAATAAGATTTTGTGTCTTCAATCCATTCTGGAAGGTAAAGGTGTCTTCCTCAAAAAGATTGGTAAATTTATTCACCCTAAACAAGGTTTCAATGTTATTGCAACTGCAAATACTAAAGGTAAAGGCAGCGATGACGGTCGCTTTATTGGAACTAATATTCTCAATGAAGCCTTCCTAGAAAGGTTCTGTGTGACCTTTGAGCAGTCTTATCCTACTCCTACCACAGAGGCTAAGATCTTGAGTAAGATCTGTGATGATGATAAATTTGTCAGTCATTTGGTTGATTGGGCAGACATCATTCGTAAGACTTTCTATGATGGTGGAATTGATGAAGTGATTTCTACTCGTCGTCTTGTCCACATTGTCAATGCTTATAAGATCTTTGATGATAAGACCAAGTCAATTCAAGTCTGTCTCAACAGATTTGATGATGAAACTAAGTCTTCATTTGTTGAACTCTATGACAAAGTTGATGGTGATTTTGATCTAACTTCAATTGATGAAAAGGTTGACAAAAACATTGAATTCTGATAACATTTAAACAAAGACTTTTGAATTATGAGCTCAAACATTAGTGAAGGAAACCCCCAAGACTTTTGGGAATATGATGGGATTAGTCTAGTGGGTAATCCCAATGCTGCTCCAGACACCTTGACATTCCTTGGTGGTCGTGAGAGTGACACCATTAGTTTTAAATCATCTCGTGTTCCTGGTGGTCTAGGGGATGATCATATTAGTCTTAATCTTGAGATTCCAACCTCTATTCCTAACTTTGGCAATCCTTCAGGATTCTGGAAGTATGAAGAAGATAAGACTCTGAATGAGATAAAGGAATATCTTTCAGGAACCTATCAATCTCACTACACCTCTCAAGAATCAAAGACACAAACACTTGATCTTATTGAGAGTATTGGTGATGGTGAGGCATTCTGTCGATCAAATGCTATTAAATATCTTTCCAGGTTTGGTAAAAAAGGTGGTAAGTCTAAACTTGACATTTTGAAAGCAATTCATTATTGTATTCTTCTCTACCACTTCTCTGGTCTCCACAGTCAAAAATCTAACTATAACTATTGAACATGAAACTTTCTGAATCCACTGTTAATCTTCTCAAGAACTTTAGTTCCATTAACCAGTCTATTCTTTTCAAGGCAGGTAACAAACTGCGAACTATCTCAGTGATGAAGAATATTCTTGTTGAAGCAAATGTCAGTGAAGAATTTCCCAAAGACTTTGGAATCTATGATCTCAATCAGTTTCTAAATGGTCTGAGTCTTCATCAGAATGCTGAACTTGATTTCACTAATGATGAGTATGTTGTGATCAAAGAAGGCAAGAGTCGTTCAAAGTTCTTCTTTGCCGATCCTAATGTGATTGTTGCACCACCTGAAAAGGAGATTACTCTTCCATCTGAGGATGTTGAGTTTGTTCTAACAAGTCAACAACTGGAGAAACTCAAGAAGGCTGCATCTGTTTATCAGGTTCCTGACATTTCAGCCATTGGTGAGAATGGTGTTGTCAAACTGGTTGCTCGTGATAAGAAGAATGACACTTCCAATGACTTCTCTATCATTGTTGGTGAAACTGATTCTGAGTTTGTTTTCAACTTCAAAGAAGAGAATCTGAAGATTGTTCCTGGTAATTATGATGTAATCGTTTCTTCTAAACTCCTTTCACGTTTCACTAATCAGAATCAAGATGTGACTTACTACATTGCTCTTGAACCTGACAGTACCTTTGGATGATCCGTAAATTTGAATCAGATGAGATTGTCATCATTGATGACTTCTTAGATCAAGACAAATTTGATTACTCAAAAAAGAGAATAGACTCTCATCTGCAAGAATACTTTCTTCATCATACAATCTCTCTTCAGGATGAGGGAGATTCTAGACTTTTTTATGGATTTGGATGTAACTTTGTTGAACAAAAACAACCAGAAGTCTACCAAAAAAGATCTAACTCCTCAATCATTTACAACATCAACCAAAAGATCAAAGAGACTTTTGGATTTAAGAAAGTTGTAAGATCAAGACTGGATATGACCACATATCGTGGTGAAGAACAGGTTGTGTTTGGACCTCACATTGATGTGAATGGAATCCATTACACAACCATTTTTTATTTCAACACATGTAATGCTCCAACTATTATCTACGAAAATAAACTTTATCGTGGATCAGTTGATAAGGATTGTGAACTTATTGAGAAAGAGAGGATTCTTCCCAAGGAAAATAGGTTATTGTTGTTTCATGGTAATCACATTCACACAGGGACCAATGCTACTGACATCTCTCGTCGAATTCTTTTAAACTCTAATTTTATTTTTTGATTCATGAAATGAAACACATTCTTTTTACTCTTAAAGGTTGTCCAAGTAAATCTCTTGATGACGAATCTTTTATAAGAGATTGCATTTATCATGCATCTAATCATTGTAAATCACAGTTGTTATCTTTGAACTCTCATAAGTTTGAACCTCAAGGTGTAACTGTAGTTGCAATGTTGGCAGAATCACATATTAGTATTCACACTTGGCCAGAGAAAGGAATGGCGGTTTGTGACGTTTTTACATGTGGAGACCACACTACACCAGAAAGTGGTGTAGAATATCTACAGATGGTGCTTGAAGCAAAAGACATCATTTGTAATGAGTTCATTCGTCCTTTGGAGTAATTATTATGAGACAATGGGAACTGACCTATAAGCTTCCAACAACAGGTTCAAAGTATCACAAAATGATTGTTGAAGCTAACTATCAACATGATGCTAAAAAGATTGCACAGGCTCAAATGCCATCTGCAATAATTTGTGGAGGTGCAAGAGCTTTATGAGAGACTGGGAAACATTTTTTCAAAATCTAACAGAGGAAGAGAAGTTCAATCTTTCAGTTCTTCGTGTGGTTGAATGCACAAATGGTGTGATTCAATACATGTATAGATGTAATGATCCATTGGCACTTTCTAAGGATGACACAACTCGAGCAATGAAGTTCAGTATGTCATCCATCAAAAACATGTGTATTCCACTTGAAGATGGAGACATTGTTTTTGACAAAGAACTTGCTGATGTTTTCAGTGAAATTAGAACTCTCTATGTGAATGGTGCAAAGAAAAACATTCAGGAAGATTATGATGAGTTCTTGAGAATCTCTAAGATTATGGTAAATGTTCTTGGTAAAGAAATGATTGACAGAGCTCATGATTATCTTGTTCCAAGAATTGTTGACATCCCACCAGATAAGTTAAAATGGGGTGTGCATTACATGTATGGGTTATTTGAATGAACATTTTTGTAACTGATTCGGATCCTTATAAGTCTGCAATGGTTCTTCCTGACAAACACATTGTCAAGATGCCATTGGAAACTTGTCAAATGCTGTCCATTGTGTGTTCAGAAAAATGGGGGCATGGGTTTGGTGAACTTCACAGACAAGATGGTGAACCTTACAAAACAGACAAAGGTGCTTTTCGTAACCATCCCTGTACTGTTTGGGCTAGTTCATTTGTAATGAACTGGCAATGGTTACTTCATCACGGTCTTGCACTTTGTGATGAGTACAAAGCACGTTATGACAAGGAACACACTTGTCGTAAGACATTAGAGGAAGCACAGGTCATTCTCCCCTCTGGAGACCCCACAGGTAGGTCTGGTAAGGGACCCACCCCATTTGTCCGTGCCATGCCTGATGAATATAAGTTAGATACAAACATCTCAACCTTTGATGCTTATAAGATGTATATTGCATCTAAACCTTGGGTTAGAGATAACTATGTTAGAATTCCTGATAGGAAACCTGATTGGGTATGAAAACAGTTCTAACAGTTAATGATGATGGAATTCTCACATTCCCTGAAAACTTTCTGGACAGTCTAGGCTGGAAGGAGGGTGATGTGTTAGAATGGATTGATAATAAAGATGGATCTTTTTCACTGAGGAAACCTGATGAGTCGGAATGAGTTTGTTTGGACGGAGAAGTATCGTCCCCAGACAATTGATGATTGTATTCTCCCAGAGAGTACAAAGAAAACATTTAAGGATTTCCTGGAGAAGGGGGAGGTTCCTAATCTGCTACTTGCAGGGCCTCCTGGGTGTGGTAAAACTACTGTAGCAAAGGCATTATGTGATGAACTAGGAGCTGATGTTTATGTCATCAATGGATCAGATGAGGGACGTTTCCTTGACACTGTCAGAAACAATGCGAAGAACTTCGCTTCGACCCTCTCACTTTCTTCAACTGCAAAACACAAAGTCATCATCATTGATGAGGCAGATAACACAACCCCAGATGTACAACTCTGCCTTAGGGCGTTTACTGAGGAGTTTATTGGTAACTGCAGGTTCATCTTCACCTGCAACTACAAAAACAAAATTATCTCTCCCCTCCACTCTCGTTGTGCGGTCGTCGAATTCTCCATTAAGGGGAAAGAAAAGGCACAGCTTGCTGCAGGCTTTTATAAACGCCTTCAAGAAATCCTACAGATCGAAAAGGTTCAGTTCGATCAGAAAGTCCTTGCGGAACTTATCAACAAACACTTCCCCGACTGGAGGCGTGTTCTCAATGAATGCCAGAGGTATTCTGTTGGAGGAAAAATAGACTCTGGAATTCTTGCAACTTTTTCTGATGTCAAAACAAATGAACTCTTCAAGTTTCTCAAAGAGAAAAACTTCACTGAAGTTCGTAAATGGGTCGTCGATAATCTGGACAATGATCCTGCTCTACTATTGCGTAGTATTTACGATGCTCTTTACACACACTTGGCAGGTCCTGGGATTGCTGCTGCTGTCCTTATTATTGCTAAGTATCAGTACCAGAGTTCTTTCGTTGCTGATCAAGAAATAAATATGTTGGCATGTTTGACTGAAATTATGATTGAGGCTGAGTGGAAATGAATGTAAAAGTATTGCGCATGAACACAGGTGAAGAAGTTATCTTCACTTTGATTAATGAAGATGATGAGTTTCTTGAGGTAGAACATCCTCTAGTTGCTCTTCCTAATGCACAAGGTCAGGTTGGGTTTGCACCATGGTCTACTCTTGCAAAGGAGGATGATACCATCAAAGTTGCAAAGAAATACATTGTTTATGTGATTGAGGCAAGAGAAGAGATTGAAGAAAACTATGAAAAGATCTTCTCTCCAATTCAAACACCAACTAAAAAACTTATTTTGTAAAACAATGAAGTTATTAACTTTTTTGGTAGCATCAGTTTTGGTTGCACCTCCAGCATTTGCTGACTATAGACAGGGTGGTGGCGTTCAAGAGACTAAGTGTTACAACACAGTTTATCGTGAGGAGTACATTCCAGGT